GCAGGGGTGCCCGGGAGGGCCGGAGCCGCAGCAGGGGTGCCCGGGAGGGCCGGAGCCGCAGCAGGGGTGCCCGGGAGGGCCGGAGCCGCAGCAGGGGTGCCCGGGAGGGCCGGAGCCGCAGCAGGGGCGCCCGGGAGGGCCGGAGCCGCAGCAGGGGCGCCCGGGAGGGGGATGGACCCCGGCAGCGGCGTCATGCTGGCTCCGGCCGGCAGCGGGGAGGCACCAAAGCCGGCGGCGGCGACGTCGGGGCCAAAACTGATCTCCTGGCCGAATGCCCGGAAGCACACCATGGAATGATTGAGGTACACGCCCGGCTGGCTGCTGCTGCCGTTACCATCGACACTGAACGCCACCTCGACGAAGTGCCCCGGCTTGCAGAAATCCTTTTGCGTCACCTGCACGTAACCGGCGCCCTCCTGCTGATAGATTTTCGGGGCAAAGCCACCGGAGAATTTCAGGATCCAGTGGCCCGGCCATCCTTCCCGTTCACAGGGCTTGCGGCCCTTCTTATTCGGCGTCTGGCTGTCGCCGTCCTCAATCTTCCAGGCGAAATTGTCGCCCAGCTGACCCGCGTTCGGCATGAACTGATGGCCGACGTTCCAAATCTGCTGGCCCCACGCCGTGTGCGCCCAATGCGGCTCCGCGCCCTTGGGGATCGCCACGCCGAAATAGTAATTGACCCGCGGTTGCCCGGCGTTGGGGCCGGTCTTGGTGACCAAGGGATTACCTTCAGCATCCGTGGTTTGCGGGTCATACAGGTTGCCGTCGACGATGCGGCCGACGGGGGAGGTGATATTCACTTTTGCCATGTTTATTTACTCCAGGAAATGTTAAGTTTAGTTGCGATTTTTACAAACAGATCGAAATCCGAAACGTACCGGAGCGCGTCGCCGTTGCTCTCCACGGCCTTGAGCGCTGCCGACTCTTCGATTATTGCCGAAAATTTGATTAGCATGCGAAACTCTCCTAGGTTGTGGTGCCGAACACGCGGCGCGCATCGGCGGGATTATCGGGAATCAATTTTACCGATCCCAGTGGGGTGACACTGTATGCGCTAATGACGGCCTCGTCAACACCGGCGTTTATTGCCTGTTTTGGCGTTTTTACTCCAGGTTTTGAGAGATCAACGCCCATCAACGAACCCATGGCCAACACCTGATCGACAGGCAGTGTCCAGTGCTGACGGCCATATCCTTGTTCCGTACGATGCCACGGGGTGCGGTGGCCCTGGCGGATATGCGTCGTCACGGTTTCCCGCAAACCATCGACACGAGCGTTAAGTCGTTCGAGCGACCGTTCGAGCATTTTCAGCTCAAGGCTTGCTGCGGCCGGCGACAACTCCACGGGGGCGGACTGTACTGCAAATTCCGCGTCGTGATAGCCTGCCAGTTGTAACGCAGGGCATGCGTGTTTTCCGGGGCAATCTCCACATTCAGAATTAGTGGTTGCCGTCGGATCCGGCGCCAAAGCAACCGCCGCCGCTGCGCCCAATTCGTTGATGTGGCCGCGAAGGTCCGACCCCATGACCGACCATGTGCGAACGGGCGACCCTTTGTAAAAGCATCGGGGCTGTATGACCGTAAAATTGACTTTAATTCGTTGGTCAAATAGTCCGACGCCTTCACCGAACTTTGCCGCCAGCACGTCGATAATACCGGCGATATAGGCGACGCCCTGATCGTTCTCGTACTCGTCGACAAAACGATGCCCAAATTTGTAATCAATCACCTCCAGTACCAACGGTGATGCCGAGAACGCCCAAATATCGGGGGTGCCCCAGCATTGAGGATGGATGCGCGGAATAGCGACCGCCGCTTCGACCTGCGGTAGCCCAAAGCGCCCGGTGTCCCTCGGCATGCGGGAGCTGACCGTATCGACTACCAACTCCCCGCCCTCAATCATTTCTTCGGTGACGAAAATGCCATTGGGAGCCTGTGTGCCCTCAGACACCGGGCGGCCTGCCAGCAGTTCAGCAAATACCCAATGCGCGGCGTTACCCTCCATGCTCGCCGGGGTATCGGGCTTCGGGTACATCTGGTTCATGGTGACCCACATGGCGCACCGTCGCCAGGCCCCAGCCCCGGAGGGCGGAAGGATAGAATGAGCGGCGCTCATTGCCGGGACGCTATCAGGGCGTCAATGCTGGCGGCAACCTGGGGAACCAGGTCCAGGCGATTGGCCAGCAGCGGGAGCGCGGGGACGCCAACGGCGGCGCACTTTTCGTTTATTTCAGCCTGGGTGATCTTCTGTGCCTGCATTGCGGCCGAGGCGCGGCCGACGAGACCAACGAACTGGGCGCGGGCATCACCACTCAACGGCGCGGGAGGGGCACCCGGTGCTGGGGCACCATCGGCCAAAGAGGCAGGCCCAGCCGTCACGGTTAATGCAGGCGCCGGGGCGGGGCTGGGGGCCAAAGGGGCTCCCATGACCTGCCGTAATTCGGCCTCTACTGCCGCGATCGTCGCAGCGTCTACGCCGCGTTTTGCCGTCCACGAGCCGTCGGCATTTTTGCGTTTGGTGCCCGCATGAATTCGGGCGTCCCAGGGCAGGCCGTTCTTGTCCAGGTCAACGCCGGCGGCAAGGTTCAACGGGACTACAGGTGCCGGAGGGACAGGCGCCACGGGCGCGGGACTCACTGCAGGGGGAGGCGGTACGGGGGCTCCGGTCGAAATAGCCGGCGGCGCCGCGGGGACAGTCGGCAACGGAGCGGCATCCGCAGTAGAGGGGGCAGCGGTCGCCCCCGGCGGCAAAGGGAGAGGGTTGCTCCCGAAGGCAACGGCGGCGGGGTCCGGAATGCCAAACGCGACATTGGGCAGCGTGCTGTCCTGATCGTGCTGAAGCTTAGCAAGCTCGGTGGCGGTGTCGCCCATGCCGGCGGTGGGGGACTCATGCGCGTCCTTACCGCACGTTCCGGCACAAATCTTGCCGGGGTAAGCCAGAATAAAACCCGCAACCGCCTCGCGTTGTTCCTGCGAGAGCGCCGCGGGATCGACGTTAATTTGCATGCTCATTTGATGCGTCTCCTTAAAATTTGGATTGACTACGGGACAAAGCCTATTTGATAATGACGCCATCGTCAACAGGAGAATATTTAACATGATCCGCGATAAGATCAGAAAACCAGGACGGACGCTGGCCCGACTCGTCCGCAAGGCAATCGGCGCCGAGCATTACGAATGGTGCGAACAGAACGCGGACGATCCCCGTTATGATCTGGCCCAAGGCATCTGCGATGCCGACGATCTCCCGGCCAACGTAAGATTACAATGCGATGCGTATAATGGGCCCTTTTATGCATGCGAGTGGCCGTTATGATTTTGAACCTCGATTGCCGCCATGGGCTCGCGATGCTCCCGGATAATAGCATTGACGCCATAGTGACCGATGCCCCGTATGAACTCGGATTTATGGGCAAAAGTTGGGACCGCTCGGGAATTGCGTTCGATCGTTCCGTATGGGCTGAGGCGTTGCGTGTACTGAAGCCCGGCGGACACATGTTGGCGTTTTCAGGGAGCCGCACTTATCACCGCATGGCCGTTGCGATTGAGGACGGAGGTTTCGAAATCCGCGATCAAATCATGTGGATCTATGGATCGGGGTTCCCAAAATCGTTGGACATTTCGAAGGCGCTAGACAAAGTGCTGGGCCACGAGCGGCAAGTCGTGGCCCAGCACTACCGGGCAGCAACGGGTCGCGATGAGGGGTATGGTTTCGGGGAATCCTTCGACATCACGGTCGCCTCATCTATCGCCGCGCAACTGTGGGAGGGTTGGGGCACCGGTTTAAAGCCCGCCCATGAACCCATTTGTGTTGCCCGTAAACCTCTGATCGGCACGGTAGCCGATAACGTTATGGCATGGGGCGTCGGGGGCATCAATATTGACGATTGTAGGGTATCCGCCCGCGTGCCGGGGGAAGAAGGCCGGTGGCCGGCAAATCTCATTCACGACGGATCGCCGGAGGTTCTGGCGATGTTCCCGGATGCGGCGGGACAGCTGGGGCAAATAACAGGCGTCGAAGAGAGCCCGGCCAGCACCGGCCATGTGGGGGGATATCGGGCGCGGGTTCCTAGCGCAGAACCTCGCGGCGCTGCCACTATCGCCGCGAGGTTCTTCAAGCAAATCGAATGGACGCAGGACGATTTAGAGGCAGCTTTATTTTACTATTGCGCCAAAGCCTCACGTAAAGATCGTGACGAGGGGTTACAAGGAATGCAACCTCGCGTTACCAATGACGGACGAGCGGTGGCCGCGGATAACGCCTATCAGCGCGGGAAAACTTTACGACTCAACCATCATCCGACCGTCAAGCCAACCGAATTAATGCGATACCTGTGCCGGCTTGTTTGCCCTCCCGGCGGCACTCTCCTGGACCTGTTCGCTGGCAGCGGCAGTACCGGCAAAGCATGCGCTATCGAAGGGTTTCAATTCGTCGGCTTTGAGTTGGACGCGGAAATTATTGATGTAGCCAACGCCCGATGTGAGTACGCAAAATGCCTGTAGCATTGCGACCCTTTCAAACGGCATTGGAGCGCGATATTTATCGCGCGTGGAACTCGGGTGCACGCAATGTCATGCCGGTGGCGGCCACGGGGTCGGGCAAAACGGTGGTCCTCTCCAAAATTCTATACGATGAGCCCGGCACGTCGGCTGCTATCGCGCACCGCCAGGAATTGGTAAGCCAAATTTCCGTTGCCTTGGCCCGCAACGGCGTTCGCCATCGAATTTTAGGAGCCAAAAAGGGATCGAATCTGATACGGGTCATCAGTGCACTGCATGTCGCTGAACTTGGATATAGCCTCTTCGATCCAAACGCAAAGACGGGTGTAGGTGGCGTCGATACCGTGATCCGTATGGATATTGGCGATCCGTTTTTCAAACAGACCGCCCTTGTGGTCCAGGACGAAGCGCATCATGTGCTGAAGGCCAACAAGTGGGGGATCGCAGCAGGCATGTTCCCCAACGCGAGATCACTTCTTCCGACGGCAACGCCGTTGCGGGCAGATGGCAAGGGCCTTGGGCGACACGCCGACGGGCTTGTCGACGCCATGGTGTTGGCGCCGTCCATGCGCGACATTATCAACATGGGGTATCTGACAGATTATCGTATTTTTGCGCCCCCTTCAGATATCGACCTGACACAAGTCGCATTGAGCCAAGCAACTGGCGACTATAACAAAGACCAGTTGTGTAAAGCTGTCCACAAATCCCACATTACCGGGGACGTAGTTACACATTATCTGAGATTGGCGCGGGGTAAGCTGGGCGTGACCTTCGCCGTCGATGTCGAATCGGCGACGGAAATTGCGGCGGCGTTCCGCGCCAAGGGCGTTCCTGCCGAGGTAGTGAGCGCCAAGACCCCGGACGCCCTACGCTCCCAAATTCTCCGTCGATTCAAGGCCCGTGAGATTTTGCAATTAGTCAATGTCGATTTGTTTGGCGAAGGCTTCGATCTCCCAGCCATTGAGGTTGTGAGCTTCGCCAGGCCGACAGAATCGTTTGCCCTTTACTGCCAACAGTTCGGCAGAGCATTGCGCCTGATGCTATCCAAGGAGGCCGCCGCCGTACATGCTAACCTGACGGACGAAGGGCGCCGGGCGGCGATTGCTGCCAGCGAAAAGCCCGTCGCGCTCATCATAGATCACGTCGGCAACGTAATACGCCACGGGCTTCCTGATGCTCGCCGGGAGTGGTCGTTAGATCGCCGGGAGCGCCGGAGTAGCGGCAAATCCGACGCCATCCCGATGCGAGTTTGCGTGAATCCTGAGTGCATTCAGCCATACGAGCGGATCCATAAATGTTGCCCCTATTGCGGCCACTACCCGCCCCCGCCGAACAGGAGCGCCCCGGAGTTTGTCGACGGCGACCTGTTAGAGTTGGACGCCGCGACCTTGGCGGCATTACGCGGAGAAATTGCCCGCATCGACGGCGACCCTGTTATTCCGTATGGGGCAGCACCCGAAGTCGTCGGGGCCGTGCGCAAACGGCACTGGGAACGGAAGGAAGGGCAGCACGCCTTGCGCAATACGATCGCATGGTGGGCCGGCCTTGAGCACGCACAGGGGCGCAGCGAGTCCGAGAGTTACCGCCGGTTTTATCATCGCTTCGGGGTTGACGTAGCGAACGCCCAAACGCTCGGAACACGCGACGCCGCGGAACTCGCCGCCCGTGTGATTACGGAACTCGCTAAATATGGTATTGATGGCACCGTAGACGCGGCGGCCTATTTTTCTACTCGGGAGTAAAAATTATGCGAAAGCTGTCCGTACTTGTTGCATGCGAAAAATCCGGAGTTGTCCGCGACGCCTTCATTGCCCGGGGTCATTACGCCATGAGTTGCGATATTGACCCGACCGAAACGCCGGGGCCGCACTACCAAGGGGACGTGCGCGACGTACTTTGCGCCCCGTGGGATATCCTCATTGCCCACCCGGAGTGTACCTATCTGTCCGGGAGCGGTTGGCATTGGGTCACACGGGGGCGAATTGAAGCCGACGGCCGTCCTAGAATTGAGCATGTGAAGGAAGCCTTGGCGTTTGCCCGAATGTTCATTGACGGCCCGGAAACCGCCCACATTCCATGCCGCGCGGTTGAAAACCCGATTGGTCGACTGTCGACCCTTGTGCGAAAGCCCGACCAGATAATCCAGCCCTATGACTTCGGGGACGATGCCAGCAAGGCGACTTGCCTTTGGCTTCACGGGTTGCGCCCTCTTGTGCCGACCGGCCGGTTCCCCGGGCGCCGCGTTACGTGGAAGGGTAAGGAGGTCGAACGTTGGCGCAACCAAACGGACAGCGGCCAAAACGTCCTTGGGCCGTCGGCCGATAGGAAGAGAGAGAGAGAGAGAGAAGCAAGACTTATGCCGGGATTGGGGCGGCCATGGCGGACCAATGGGGCGGGAGTTTAATATGACCCCCGCGATCTATCAATGGGCCATCCGCCATGGGGTGACAGCACAGGCCCTTAACGAGCTGCAAGCGCTCTTTGGGCTACATGGGGGCGACCCTCTCCCGTCCACGATCAAAGGAACCAGTGAGGCCGCAGTACAAGCCGCCGTGCGCCTGGAAGCCGCCGGCAAGGGGGTGCGCCTGTTCCGCAACAACGTCGGCGTACTGATGGACATTACGGGGCGCCCGGTGCGCTTTGGTCTGGCGAACGACTCCAAGCAGATCAATGAGGTGCTGAAATCGTCGGATCTCGTCGGCTGGAAGCCGGTTTTGATCGAACAGCATCACGTTGGGACGGTCATCGGGCAAACCGTCTTGCGTGAATGCAAAAAAGTCGGATGGCGATATACCGCCGATCCCCACGAAGTCGCTCAACTGAATTGGCTCATGCTGGGCACGGCGAGTGGATGCGACGCGGCATTTTGTACCGGAACGGGAACCCTCTAATTTATCGTTGACGGTATCGTCAATATCGCCCTATTATAACCCGACTTCTATCGAGTATCTGACAATGCGAAAAAAGCCCGACGATCGTAAACTGGAAATTCTGACTGCCGCGCTTACGGTTGCGGCCAGGCCCGGAGGATGGGCAAAGTTGACGCGCGATGCTGTCGCCAAGGAAGCCGAATGCGCCCAAGGGTTGCCGTCTCGATATTTCGGCACAATGGCCACTTTTAGGCGTGCAATTATGCGGGCGGCGATTTGTGCCGAAAATCTTCCGGTAATTGCCCAAGGGCTGGCTGCCGGCGATAAATGTGCCCTGAAAGCCGACCCGGAGTTAAAGGCCCGCGCCTTACGTACGCTGGTCGAGTGATCGTATGCGAGAGCTACCGCCAGCATTGGCCGCGATGGGTGCCTATCGGCAATTTATCGTTTATCTTGTTCAGCCTAGCCGCACGCGACCGGGAAAGACCGACAAATTCCCCTGCGACTTCCGCACCGGCCGTGTCGCCAACGCCCACGACTCGCAGATATGGACGGATCACGCAACCGCCATTGCCGCCGCTGCGCAATTCGGCCCCTCATACGGCGTAGGCTTCGTCTTTACCGAAACGGACCCCTTCTGGTTCCTCGATCTCGATGGGTGCGTATTGCCCGATGGATCCGATTGGTCCCCTCTGGCAAAGCAACTTTGCGCGGCATTCACGGGAGCGGCTGTTGAGGTAAGTCAAAGTGGCACGGGACTACATATTTTCGGCACCGGTCGACCGCCTCCGCACAGTTGCAAAAACGAGCCCTTGGGGCTGGAGTTTTACCATAGCGGCCGATTCGCTGCCCTGACCGGGACCAACGCCATCGGCAACGCGGCGTTTGATGGGTCTGCAATACTGCCGGCGCTGGTCGCCTCCTATTTCCCTCCGGACGCCGCGCAAGCCCAGGAGCAGGGGTGGACCGAAGGGCCCTCCGTCGAATGGCGGGGACCAACAGACGATGACGAATTAATCCGCCGAGCGCTTCGATCCCGATCGACGGCGTCGGCATTCGGTGGCCGGGCTAGTTTCGCCGATCTGTGGACGGGCAATATAGAGGCCCTGGGCCGAGCGTACCCCGATGACACGCGGGCATATAACGCTAGCCAGGCGGACGCCGCCCTAGCCCAGCATCTGGCCTTCTGGACCGGTAAAGACTGTGAGCGCATTCGGCGCTTGATGGAACGTAGCGCATTGGTGCGCAACAAATGGGATCGGGACGACTACCTGCCCCGCACGATCACGGGAGCCGTCGGACGCCAATTTGAGGTACTGACGGACAAGGCCCCGGAGCCGGTCGCCAGTCCTCCCGAAGGCCCCGCGCCCAGCGCCACAAATGAGCCACCGCGACCCGCCATGGTTACGGGGTCCACCTTCGTCAACAACGAAACTCAATTGGAAATGTTCGCGGGCTGCGTATATATCCGCGATCAACACCGTGTCCTGGTGCCCGGCGGAAATCTGCTGAAGCCGGAGCAATTTAAAGTCGCCTACGGCGGATATACGTTCACCATGGATGCGGCGAACGAAAAGACCACCCGCGATGCGTGGGAGGCATTCACGCAAAATCAAGCCTATCGCTGCCCTCGTGCCGATTCCCCGTGCTTCCGCCCCGACGAGCCTCCCGGCGCACTCATCCACCGGGGCGGCCAGGTGTTCGCTAATACCTATTGGCCGATTGATGTGCCACGCAAGGTGGGTGACGGGACACCCTTTCTTACTCACTTGGCCAAGGTGCTGCCGGATGAGCGCGACCGTTTCATTTTACTGTGCTATATGGCCGCGTGCGTGCAGCACAAAGGAATTAAATTTCAATGGGCGCCCCTGCTGCAGGGCGTGGAAGGTAACGGCAAAACATTATTCACCCGATGCGTGGCGGAAGCCGTGGGGCGCCGGTATGTACACTGGCCTAAAGCCTCGAAACTGGCGGCACAATTCAACTCATGGATGATCGGCAAGGTGTTTTATGGGGTAGAGGACATTTTTGTACCGGACCACAAGCGCGAAATTATCGAAGAGCTGAAACCGATGATCACCGGGGGCGATGGCCTGGAAATTGAGGGTAAGGGTGTCGATCAAATCAGCGCCGACATTTGCGGCAATTTTATGTTTAATTCGAACCATAAAGATGCCGTATTGAAGACCAATCGTGACCGCCGGTTCTGCGTCCTATTTAGCGCGCAACAGGAGGCGGAGGATCTGGCTCGCGACGGCATGGACGGCGATTATTTCCCCAGGTTATACGACTGGCTCCGTGCCGACGGTTACGCCATTGTCTCGGAATTGCTGTACACCTTTCCGATCCCCGACGAATTCAATCCCGCGACTGGTTGCCAGCGGGCACCGGTCACGACCAGCACCGCGGCAGCAATTAGCGCCAGTGCCGGCGGCGCGGAACAGGAGATTGCGGAAGCTGTCGCACAGGGACTGCCGGGATTCTGCGACGGGTGGATCTCGTCAATCCAACTCGATCGACTCTTGGAGCGTCTGGGCATTGCGCGTCGCATCACGCACAGCAAGCGCAAAGAAATGCTAGAGCGCTTGGGGTACGCCTATCATCCGGCCCTAGTTGATGGTCGCGTCAATAATCTCGTGTTGCCCGATAGCGGCAAGCCTCGATTGTTTATCCTAAAAACCGCCCCCGCCCGCGCAATTCAAGGTGCCGCCGAGGCCGCGAAGGCATACGAGCAGGCTAATAACCATAGTCGCGTCCCGTTCCCTCTATCATGAAACTCCATACCCATAAGGCCTGTTATTTTTGCGGGAAACCCAAAATTATCAGGTCAAAACCTCACGAAACCCGGAGCGGCAAGCCGATTTGTCCGGACTGCCTGGGCGAATGGGATAAATGTTTTAAAGAACCCTTGACAGAGATAAATTATTTACCTAACCTTACGTTCGACAAGTCACTTGGAGAGGTGAAATAAATGAAACTGACGACAACCCTTAATAAAATCCGCGCATGCCACCCGTGTGCGTCCGGATGGAAAACGCTCGTTACTCATGTGGGTAAAGATTTTGATCCCGATACGGAGATCAACTTGCTTACGGTTCTGGAATCCAATGGCGTGTCGGACATGCTTTGGACCCTTCGCGCCACTATCCAAGATTCCTGGCGTGTCGCGGCACAATTAGCGATCGAATTTGCGGAACAAACGTTACCGATCTTCGAAAAACGACACCCCGACGACGGACGGCCGCGGGAAGCCATTACGGCGGCTCGCGACTATCTTGACGGAAAAATCTCACTCGAAGAATTGCGGGACTATCGCTCACGCGCCTACGCCTACGCCGCCGCCGACGCCGCCTACGCCGCCGCCTACGCCTACGCCGCCGCCGACGCCGCCGCCGCCTACGCCGCCGCCGCCGACGCCGCCGCCGCCTACGCCGCCGCCTACGCCGCCGCCGACGCCGCCCGAAAAGCTGTGCGAGATAAGCAGGCAGAAATTATCCGCATGATCCTGGAGGCTTGAGCATGGAAGACTTTACCCGAGAATTGACCCCCGGCAATACCAAAGCAGCAATGAAGGCGGCAGGTGCTGTAAGCGCTGACCTGTGGCAGGTGGAACCCGGGCGCCTTCGAATCCTGGAGGGCTTTAACGCCCGCGTGAAAAATGACGCCTATGCGGACCGAGTGCGTTGGATCGCCAACAGCATCAAGGCGAACGGATATTACAAGGACAAGCCGCTTACGGGTTTCGTCGCCCTTGAGGACGGCATTGAGGTAATTTACGTTACCGGCGGCCATCGTCGGCACCAGCATGGAAGACCTCACGGTCGATCTGGTCGTGGGCAACGAAGGCGAACCCCTGACCACCTACGAGCAGGCGATCGTCTGCAAGCGCCTGGCCGCATTCGGATGGGAAACCAAAGAGATCGCCCGGCGCCTCGGCTACGCATCGACGCAATACGTCGACGGCCTGTTGTCCCTGGCAGCGGCTCCGCTGGCGATCCGCAAAATGGTCATGGAGTCGATCATATCGGCCACAACGGCGATCGACGTCATCCGCAAGCACGGGGACAAGGCCACCGGCATGCTCTTGGCCGCCATGGTCAGATCCGCCGGCGGCCGTGTTACTGCAAAGAACATGCCCGGCGCTGATTTCAAGAAGGCCCTGAAGCAGCGGGCGGAACCCATGTATTCGGCTTTGAGCAAAGTACAGGCGGATCCCGGCTTCGCGGGCCTGTCCGAAGAGGTCCGGGATGTCCTGGCCAAATTGCTGGAGGATCTGAAAAATGATGGACAAGTTTAAAGCGATACCCGCTTTTGCCATCTTCCCGCGGCGCAATCCGGACGGATCAATTACCGTTCTTCCGGTATACGACACTGACGGCAAGTGGATTGAACGCGATGAAATGATGAAGGTGGCCGAGACGGCGCAGGCTGAGATTGATCGGCAGAAGGCTTTGTTTTTTGAGAAATACATTTGACCCCATACTAGCCCCGCTAACCCGGGGCTTTTTCTTGTTGACATAGGTAAATTATTTGACTAAACTTTGCCCATGGTTTAGGCAATTCCGCCCGACCGGTTAGGCTCAGGAGATACAAGCCATGAAAATCACAGTGAGCGACCCGAGGAGCAACCTCGCAGAGGTGGAACGTCTGATCTCCGAAGTGCGGGAGCACCCTATGTGCCTGCACTGGCGGGATGATCACGGGGTCTACCTAGTCATCTATCCGGAAGGTTACTACCCCAACGGCGTGCAGGCTGCGCACAGTCAGATCGGCAAAGCCGAAGCGCTGCGCCGAATGCTGAACGCCATGGAGCGGCATTGGAAGCGGGATCTTCTGACATGAAGGGGAGGATAGCCCTTGTCGCGTCCCTCATGCTGCCGTCAGTCGCGGCGGCTGACGTTCTGGTACACCTAGCCAGCTATCATGTGGGGCGGCGGGCGGAACTGGCCGCCAACGGAAACTTGAATGAATTCAATCCGGGGATCGGCTATTCCGTGGGCAAGACTGAAGCAGGCTATTACCTGAACACGGAAGGCAGAGGATCGGCTTACGTCAAACGCGATGTGCTCGACGTCGCCCCAGGCCTGTCAGCGTTCGCCGGCGTGGCCACCGGGTATCGATACGGCCCGGTGGTGCCCATTGTAGGGCTCACCTACCGCACGGGGGCCGTGGTACTGAACCTGGTCCCTGGCGTGACGGAGAGCGGCTATGTGGTGCCAACGCTCACCGCCTCCATCAAGGTGCGGTAGGCCTGACTTTGCTACTTGACGCGAATGGGCAGTCCGTGCACCTTGGAGTGAATGAACGCTTGCCAGGCGCTGCGCGTTTTGTAACCGCAACCTAAGTCGAATTCATGGCCGCCGTAGATTACGTTGAACCTCTTTTTGTCAACGAGTGCGCCATCTGGTAGTTTGACCTTACCCGAAACATATAGGCATCCGAAAAACAAGTCTGTCATTTCGCACTCCTCATGCATTCCAAACAATTACCAGTCGACACGTAGCGCCATCCAGCATGACCGCGGCGACACGGATCGCCCGTGCGGAATAGCGTGAACCCCAACGCCCTAGCGATTTCTTTAGGCATAACGAAATCTGGGTTTTCTTCCGCAAATATTTGACTAGGCGTGCGCCTGCCGTCGACGGCAGAGGCTTCTTTTGATGCCCCGCGGCATCCGGTGCACCCGTTGGTCACAACGTGGCGTAGGGCAACTTTCCCGCAAGTCTGACACGCATCGGCAGGAGTGTAATAACGTTCGCCAGCCGCCCTAGCGACGGCTCTCGGCCCTTTTGTAAGCGACCTAAAGTGCGCCTTATCTTTTTCGCACTCGACACAGCGTCCGGTCACTATTGACGTTGCGCGAAGGTGCGGCCCATTAGGGCACAGTATCGGATGATTCGGGCTCCCGTAATACCAATCCATACCCAATGTCAAAGCCTCGGTGGGCGTAGTCGCCCAGGGTGTAGGGCGACTTGGTTCCCCCTGCAGCCAAAGCGACCAAAGTGCGTTGGCGTCGATGCTCATGCAAAACGAACAACTGTCGTCTTTCAAATAGCGAGCTTTCTTACCGTCGCCCCGACCTTCAGCTTTACAACGAGAACAGCCGTCGCGGTCCATCCAACGCGTGTACCCGTTTTTTAAAGCATCTTCTCGACTCCAAGGTAGCGTCGAATTATCTGACGTCGCCGGGTCGATAAAATTACGCTCTTTCATAGTATGTTTTCCTAAAAATTTAAACATATCATGATCTATAATCGCCGTCAATAACACCGGGCCGTCGATAGTGGGGTTTAATGAAATCAACGACTTACGCCAGTTACCTCAAACCCTGCACCACGTAAAGTCCGTATAGGGTAAACGATACGACGTTAATGTTATATATGTATGATATACATAAGTATATATTAACGTGCCATCTATATCAGCGTGTCAATATTTATAACAGGGTATAGGGGTAATATAGAGTATATAATAATACAATCAAGGGGTTAGAGTACCCTCCCCGTAATTTTAACCAAAGGGGTAATGGGGTATCGTTGCGCCTTGTGGCCGCTAAACATATACTTTGGGACATTATGCTCACCGCCCTGCAAACCAAATTCGTTCGGTATTGGTGCGAAGCCCTTGATTTAGAGGGCAAGAAGCCGAATCAGACGGAATGCGCCATTCGCGCCGGATGCCCTCCGGCCGGGGCCCACGTGACCGCGTCGCGTTGGTTGCAGAATCCTAAAATCATCGCGGCCATCCAAGAACGCCAAGAGGAAACCGCCGCCGCAGCTGGTATAACGCCCGAGTGGGTACTACGCCAATGGCGGCAAATTGTCGAAGCCGACGACAATGAGATTACCCAAGTGCGCCGGGTGTGCTGCCGGCATTGCCATGGCTACGGGCACCTGTACCAGTGGACCGAAGCAGAGTACATGGCGGCGGTCGATCGCTCCGTGGAATCCGGCAAGCCAGCTCCCGACGGCATGGGCGGCTTCGGCTTCGACCTGAATGCAGAGCCGAATCCCGATTGCCCTGAATGCGGGGGGTTGGGTAACGAGTATGTGCACGTAGCAGACACCCGAAAACTCACCGGGAACGCAAAGCGACTTTACGCCGGCGCCCAACGAACCAAGGACGGCATCAAGGTGTTGACCCGTGACAAGGATGCCGCTCTTGCGAACATTTCCCGATATCTGGGTATGCTGGTAGACCGCAAGGAACTTTCCGGCCCCGGCGGCGGCCCTGTCCCCGTGGCCAATATCACCGCAGACGATTTGACTGACGACCAGTTGGCGGCAATCCTGAATGCCTCTGACGAAGCGTGACGCGGCGGCAGAGCTTCTGCGCCGTCGTGAGGCCCGACGCAGCCTCAGCGCCTACATCAACTATACGAACCCGAAATACAAGAACAGCGGATTTAGCGCCGCCGTATGTGCCGCGCTTGACCTGTTCATTGACGATATGGTCGCCGGCCGCCGGCCCATCCTCGTGCTGCAGGCGCCCCCTCAGCACGGCAAGTCGGAGATCGTAAGCCGTAAGCTACCCGCGTACCTGCTGGGTCGCTTTCCCGATTGGCGCGTCGGTGCCGCCAGTTACTCCGACGAACTCGCCGGCACCATGGCCCAGGATGTGCGCCGCAATCTTGCCGCAGCGGAGCATCGCCGCCTATTCCCTCAGCCAACAGAAAAGCGCCGATACGATATCAACCGTACCGGTGAATTTACGGCGCCCGGCGGCCTGGGCGGATATCTCGGCGTTGGTGTTGGCGCAGGCCTGACGGGACGCCCGGTTGATATCGGAATCATCGACGACCCTGTCAAAAACGAAAAGGAAGCTCTGAGCCCCACCACCAAGGAGGGGCATTGGAACTGGTATCAAACCGTCTTCACGACGCGCCTGTCTGAGCACTCCGGGCAGATCATCATGGCCACGAGCTGGGCCGAAGACGATTTGCCCGCCCGGATTTGCAACCACTTCAAGGGCGACCCGCGGCTGACTGTGCTGCGCTTTCCTGCCATTAACTTGCCCGGGGAAGTCGGCTACAACCCGAATTTGCCGGAAGGGCCGCTAGTTCCCGAACTGAAGAGCCTGGAGTTTCTGCACGAGGTCAAAAGCTTATTTTCTGACTACTGGTGGGCAGCGCTCTACCAGCAGTCGCCGCGGGCGCTGGGCGGTAACGTCTTCAAAGAAACGGGCCTGCGCTACTACCTGCTGAAGGACTTGCCGGCTAAATTTGAAAAAATCATCGCCTCGTGGGACTGCACGTTCAAAGACACCGACGGAACTGACTTCGTCGTCGGCCAGGTCTGGGGCAAGGCGGGCGCCAATTGCTATCTGTTGGCCCAGGTCCGCGCCCGCATGTCCTTTACCAAGACGGTTGCCGAGGTGGTATCGCTGCGCGAGATGTGGCCCCGGACCCGCGAGATCCTGATTGAGGACAAGGCCAACGGTCCGGCGGTCATCGACACCCTGAAGGCCAGCGTTCCGGGTATCATCCCGATCGAGCCCGACGGCTCCAAGCTGGCCCGGGCGCATGCGGTCACCAGTTACTGGGAGGCGGGCAACGTGTGGCTGCCGCACCCGGACCTTTTCCCATGGGTCAAGGAACTGGTCGCGGAGTTGACAGCGTTCCCCGCCGCAGCCAATGATGACCAAGTCGACGCCCTTACCCAAGCGTTGCGCCGGCTCTATCCGCTGTTCAACCGCCTCAAGATCAGCCAAGCGGCACTTGATAAGGCCATGGGGAGATAGGCGTACAATGTCAAACGATTTGCCCGGAGCACCCGCCATGAAGACACAACTTCAACGTAACCAAGAGAAGCCGCCCAAGGGCGACGGCCTGCGTCGGGCGGCGGCCAAGGCTCGCCAGCAAGCGGCCGAGGTAAAGCCGTACAGCTATCCCGTCAAGCCGCCGGAGTTGGCGCCGGGTATCGTGCCGGAGGGCAGTAAGGCGCCGGTCATGGCCATGGATACCAACCCCTACCAGTTTGCGGCCCAGCAGTTCCCCGGTGGCGGCTTCCCTGGCTTTCCGTACCTTTCGCAGCTGGCGACTCGGGCGGAATATCGGGCGTTCGCCGCGACCATGTCCACTGAACTTACCCGCGAGTGGCTGGAATTTACCAGCAAGCAGGATGACGACAGCGACAGTTCTGACAAAATCAAAGCCATCGAGACGGAATTCAAGCGGCTGAACGTGCGTGAGGCCATTCAGCGTGCCGCGGAGCACGATTGTTATTTTGGCCGCGGTCAGATTTTCTTGGCAATCGACGGAGCTGATCGGAAAACTCCGCTGATCCTCGATCCCCGTACGGTACCGAAAGGCTCCCTGAGCCGCGTCGTTCCTGTGGAGGCCGTTTGGACCACCCCCAGCGCCTATAACGCCTTGGATCCCGCCGCTCCTGATTTTTACCGCCCGTCCTCGTGGTTCATGCTGGGCGAGGAGGTGCACGCCTCGCGCCTGATGACGATAGTCACCCGGCCGCTGCCGGATATCCTCAAGCCAGCGTTTAACTTCTCCGGCATGTCCCTCAGCCAGCTGGCGGAACCCTACGTTGATAATTGGCTGAGGACGCGGCAGAGCGTGGCGGACCTCATCAACAATTTCTCCATTACCGTCCTGGCCACGAGCATGGACCAAGTGTTGCAGGGGGATGACGACGGGGCGGACGTATTCGCCCGAGCCGAGCTTTTCACAGCCACGCGGAGCAACAAGGGCCTGATGCTCTTGGACAAGGATCGTGAAGAACTGGTGCAGATCAACACGCCGCTGTCAGGACTGCACGAGTTGCAGGCCCAGAGTCAAGAGCACATGTGCAGCGTGTCGCGCATGCCGGCTATCGTATTGACCGGCATTTCCCCCAGCGGCCTGAACTCCAGCAGTGACGGCGAGATTCGCATTTTCTACGATTGGATCGCGGCCCAGCAGGAAGCTCATTGGCGCGAGCCGCTGGAGGTTATCCTTAAGGCTGTGCAGCTGTCCCTATTCGGGGAGATCGACCCTGATATCAGTTTCACCTTCGTCCCGCTGTACCAGATGACGCCGTCGGAAGAGGCGGACATACGCGCAAAGGACGGTGCGACGGATTGCGCGTATGTGGCCGCCGGCATCATCGACCCCAGCGAAGTGCGGGACCGCCTGGCGAAAGACCCGAACAGCGGCTATATGGGATTGGATACGACCGTCGAACTGGTGCCGCCTGTGCAACCTGGAGAGGGAGAGACGGACCCGGGCGGCTTGGAAGGCGACGATGCCCAGGGAACCTAAAACCGCCCGCGCAGTCCATGCGAATCGTGGGATTGAAGCCAAGTACCGGAAGGCCCTGCAGCGCATGATTGCCGAAATGCACGGGTCGGTTGAATACTGGTTGACCGCCGCTTATCGCAAGGACCCGCCGCGCATGGCCGCCTTGGTGGGGCAGGCGCAAGACGCTTCCCCTAGCGCCACGATGAGCCGAGTCCTTGACGACCTGGCGAAACGTTGGATCGCCAAATTCGACGAATGGGCGCCTAAGGTCGCTGAGGCCTACTTGCTCAGCTCATTTAAGGCCAGCGACTCAGCATTCAGGCAAGCACTCAAGGACGCGGGATGGTCGGTTGAATTCAAAATGACGCCGGCGGTGCGGGACGCCTTCAATGCTTCCCTTCAGGAAAACGTAGGCCTCATCCGGTCCATTCCTGAGAAATACTTGCAGCAGGTCAAGGGTAGCGTGATGCGGTCCTACGCTGCCGGCCGCGACCTGGGCGCCATGGTCAAGGAGCTGAAACAGCTGTATCCGGCCGCCAGTCGTCGGGCCGAATTGATCGCCCGCGACCAATCAAATAAGGCCAATGCGGTGGTCAACCGCGCCCGGCAAATGGAGTTGGGGATTACCGAAGCCATTTGGATGCATAGCCACGCGGGGAAAAATCCCAGGCCCGACCATGTTGCAGCGAACGGAAAAAGGTATAAGATAGCGGAGGGCTGCAAAATTTCCGGCAAGTTTGTCCAGCCAGGAGAGGAAATTGATTGCCGCTGTACGAGTCGGCCAGTTCTGCCGATTTGAAAAGGTGCCGCATGCATATCGAGAACGTAAGGGACGACCGCCCCGACAATTCCGACAAGCTGTTCCTTGTTCCGGAGGACGAAGAGTGGCGCCTCCTGTGGGCCAACGTGGTTTTGGTCACGTCAGCCGACGCTGGCGATCGTCAGATTCGTTTTTCGGTCCTCGACCCCAGCGGTGACGAAGTCGGCTATATTTCTGCCGGCACCGTTCAGGCGGCGAGTCTTACCAGAAACTACGGGTTCATGCAGGGAATTTACCGCGAAACGTCGTTTTCCGATGGCATGATTCAGGTTCCGATCACCCTCGAATTGCATTTGCCGCCGGGGTCAATCATGCGGTTCTACGACTCCAAGGGGATCGCTCCCGAAGCGGACAATATGACGGTCACTTTCCAAATTGAGAAATTGGCCGCATAATCCCGACCATGCCCACTGTACGTCTCGCATTTGACCGCAGCGCCCGCCGGATTGATGCCGACGGGCGGTTGCACGTCGACCGCTCCCATATCTCAAAAGCCACGGTAAACCCCTATTACGGTCGGGAGATTCCGGCTTACGAGACCTTGGGCCTGGACCCGGATAAGATTTATCGGCTGCTGCGTGATCCGGTAGAACTGGAGCGCGGCGCGGAAACGTTCGCCCGGTTGCCCATCCTGTCCGAGCACGTCCCGGTTACCGTTGATGCCCCTCGCCCCGATCTGGTCGTCGGCGCCATCGGATCGGAAATCGCCTTTGTTGCGCCCTACCTCGACGCGGATTTGTGCGTCTGGGATGCCACCAGTATTGCCGGCATCGAAACCGACAAGGTGCGGGAATTATCCTGTGCGTATCGTTACGACGCAATCATGGAGCCCGGCGAGTTTGAGGGCCAGCCCTATGACGGCCGCATGACGAACATACGGGGCAATCACCTGGCGTTAGTAGAGGTCGGCCGCGCCGGGTCTGATGTAGTTGTGGCCGATCGCAACCCCTTCACAATCAAGGAATCCGCCATGAAAATGACCAAACTGGGCAAGGCCCTTTTTGCGGCGTTGTGCGCGGCCTCTCCGGTACTGGCAGCGGATTCCGCGTTGCCGGCGCTGGTGGGTCCGGCCAACCGCAAGACTTTCAAAAAGGACGAAGTCAAGGCCAAGCTGTTGGCCCTCGACTCCGATCTCGAACCGCAGCAGCTGGACGACGTGATTGATGCCCTGCTCGACGTGGAGCAGGATCCGAAGCCGATGGAAACTCCCGCTGCTGCCGCCGACGAATCCCCGGCCGATAAGGTACGGGCAATGCTGGCCGGCAAGGTCGACGACGCCACCATCGAGCAGATCTGTGCCCTGATGGCGCCCCCGGCCGCCACCGACGAGGACCCCGAAGAGCCCGGCATGAAGAAAGAGGAAGTCGCCGCCGCCATGGACGGTCTGCGCAAGGAGCTGCGCGAGGCCGAGGAGGCCCGCCGCGATGTTCGCGCCACCGTGGGCGACGTGATCGGCATGGACTCCGCCGCCGAGGTTTACGGGTTCGCCCTGGACCACCTGAAGGTTGACCGCGTCGGTGTTGAGGGTGCCCCCGCCCTCCGTGCGCTGTTCAAGGTCGCCACCAAGTCTGTTACTCCGCAGCCGCGCATCGCTCAGGACGCCGGCGGCCTGGAGAAGCAGTTCCCGGGCGTGGCCCGTATTCGCAACGCATAAGGAGCCAAAACCATGGGCTTTCAGACTCAAGTAAATTTGACCCCGGCTCCGGCGGTTGCGGGCGACTTCGCGTCGTCCAATCCCCGCGCTTCGGTCCTGGCCGGCCCCGGCGGCCTTGTTGCGGGGGCGCTGGGCGTCACCGTCGGCAAGTTCGCGTGGGTCGATGATGACGGCCTTACCGTTCAGAGCTTCGGCACCGCCACCAAGGCGCCGTCGGGCTTTGTGCACCGCGAACAGCAGGCGCTGATCCAGAACTATCTGGCCGAAGCGTCGATGAATATCCCGGTGGGTTTCCCGGTTACCCTGCACAACGAAGGTGACTTCTGGGCGCGGCTGGAAGGTGCGAATGCCGCAACCATCGGCGCCGCGATCTACGCCGATTACTCGGACGGCAGCGTCCACGCCGTGGCCGCCCCGGCCGGCGCTTCGGTAACCGGCGCGATGGGTTCGACCAATACCGCCGCCCTGGGCGCCACCTTCACCGCCAGCGCCGATACCGACGCCACGCGGCTGGTGGTCACCAGCGTCACCGGGCTGATCTCCATCGGCGACGAGGTGAGCGGCACCGGCATTACCGCCGGCACCACCGTCTTGTCGCAGGTCAGCGGCACCACTGGCGGCGCCGGCACCTACCAGTTGTCCGCAGCCAATACCGCATCTGCCGCCACTGTGACGGCGTTCGGTTCGGTCATGGTCACCAGCGTCACCACCGGTCTGATCAGCGTCGGCGAGACCGTCAGCGGCGGCGCCGGCTTCCCCGTGGGGGCTACCGTTCTGGCTCAGGTCAGCGGCACCCCCGGCGGCGCGGGCGTTTATACGCTCAGTGCTGCCGGCTCCGCCTACACCGCCAGCGCAACCGGCGTGACCACCTTCGGCGATGTGCTGAACGTGACTGCGGTGGCGTCCGGTGCACTGGAGGTCGGCGACCCCGTCAGCGGCACCGGTATTCCGAGCGGCGCCGTCGTGGCCTCCCAAGTCAGCGGCACCGCCGGCGGCGTGGGCGTCTATACGCTGGATCAGTCGGCCACCGCCTACGCGGCGTCCACCACCGTCACCGCCGTCGGCGGCGTGCTGACCGCCTTCAAGGCTCAGTCGGTCGCCGCAGTTGGCGAACTCGTCAAAATTTCCACCTGGGGGTAAATCATGGATCCTATTCTGCAAGCACTGGCTGAACGCGCGGGGGTCCATTACATGGGTCAGCCCGCACTCGGCCTCCAGCAGGCGAACGTGGCGCACAGCATCAACGTCGCCATGGATGCCCAGCCCGCCCTGGTCACCACCAGCAATGCCGGCATCCCGGCGTTCCTGTCCACCTACGTCGACCCGAAGCTGATCGAAGTTCTGGTCAGCCCGATGAAGGCAGCGGAGGTCGTTGGTGGTGAACTCAAGAAGGGCGATTGGACCACCCAGACGGCAATGTTCCCGGTCGTGGAATCCACGGGTGAAACCAGCTCGTACGGCGACTACTCCGAGAACGGCAGCGCCGGCGTCAACTCCAATTTCCCGCAGCGCCAGAGCTATCACTATCAGGTGATGACTCAGTGGGGCGAACTGGAATTGGAGCGCGCAGGCCTCGCCAAGATCGACTGGGCCAATCGGGTCAACATCGCGTCCGTTCTGACCCTGAACAAGTTCCAGAACAAAAGCTACTTCTTCGGCGTCAGTGGCCTGCAGAACTACGGTCTTCTGAACGATCCGAGCCTGTCCGCTGCCATCGTGCCCACCACGAAGGCCGCTGGCGGCACTGGCTGGGCGAATGCCACCGCGCTGGAAGTGCTGGCCGACGTTCAGAAGCTGTACAAGCAGGCGCAGAGTCAGGCCGGCGGCATGCTGGAACTGGACACCAAGATGACCATGGCCATGAGTCCGGCGAGCGAAGTCGCGCTCACCAAGACCACGGAATTCAACGTTAACGTTGCGGACATTCTCAAGAAGAACTTCCCCAACCTGACCGTGAAGACCGCGCCCGAGTACGCGACGGTGTCCGGCGAGCTGGTGCAGTTGATCGTAGATGAGGTGGAAGGCCAGCGTACGGCCGACACCGCTTTTACCGAGAAACTGCGGGCACATCCCATCGTCGTGAAGTCCTCTTCTTTCAAGCAGAAGAAGAGTCAGGGCACCTGGGGTTGCATCATCTACCGTCCGGCCTTCGTCACCCAGATGCTGGGTGTGTAAGTCGGCGACAAGCGAGGTACGGGGGCCGCAAAGCCCCCGTGTTTTTAAAAACGAACTGGAGAGTTTAAATTATGGCCGCAAAATCTGTAGTGATCGGATGCAAATTGCCGCACGGCATCGTGCTGGAGCATCCCATGGATCCGAAGGTTACCGTCGCGATCAATGGCAAAAACAAAGCCGTGATCATCGGCGCCGAGTACGCTACCACCACCGTCGATGGCGATTTCTGGGAACAGTGGTCGGCCGTGAACAAGGAGTTTCCGGCAGTCAGATCCGGCGCAATTTTCGTCGCCAAAAGTGTTGCCGACGCTGCCGCGATCGCCGACGAATTCAAGGAACGCAAAACCGGCTTTGAAGCCATGCGTACCGATGGCAAGGACGATCGCGCCGCGGGCGTGAAGTCCGCCGACAACGAGGAATAAGCCAGCGTGGCTTCTGTCGTATTCAATCCGACGACCTTCAAGGCCCGTTACCCGGAGTTTGCGGGGGTTGCTGACGCAACTCTTTCCGCATTCTTCGACGAAACGGGCCTTTATCTTTCCAATGCCGACAACTCCCCGGTCCAAAACATCACGCGGCGGGCGCTGCTCCTTAACATGCTGACCGCGCATATCGGCTTCATCAGCGGAGCGTTGTCGGCAGACGGTTTGCCGCGGCCGGTGGGTCGCATTTCCCAGGCCGGGGAGGGCAGCGTATCGGCCGCGTTCGAAGGGCCACCGCCAGGCTCCGCCCAGTGGTTCCAGCAGTCGCAGTATGGGGCGTCCTTCTGGCAGGCGACGAGCGGCCTACGTGGCTTCCGCTACATAGCCCAGCCGACACGGTATTGATGCTATGGCCGATCACGTCCTCCAGGGCGGCGAGGGGTTAATCAAAGCCCTGGAGGATATCGCTCGTAAGATGGGCGGAGGTGAGGTGGCAGTAGGCTTCATGGCGGGCGCCACCTATCCCGACGGCACGCCGGTTGCGGCCGTCGCCTTTTGGAACGAATACGGCAAGACGGTCGCCAGCGAAAACGGCAATTATTTTCAACTTCCGCGCCCGTTCTTCCGCCGGATGATCTCCGAGGAATCGCCGGGCTGGGCTGTAAAAATGGCTAAACTCGCGAAGGCCACCGATTACGACGGGCCTCGCGTGCTGGCCCTCATGGGCGAAGATATCAAAGGGGCATTGCAGAAGAGCATCAATGATTTTCAGTCCCCACCCTTGGCAGAAAGCACAATCGAGGCCAAGGGTTTCGAGAAACCCCTTATTGAAACGTCCCATATGTTGAATAGCGTTACCTACAAGGTGTCGGAATAATGGACCTGCGTGGCATCGCCAATGGTGTGGCCAGCGCGGTAAATCCGAACGTGACCGTTATCGTGTTGCGGTCGACGGGTTACACCATTGGCGCCGGCGCCCGGCAGGTTCCAACCTACGCCGATCCCGTGAGCGGGCCAGGGCAGATACAGGCGCTTGACGCCAACGATCTGAAACAGCTTGACGGGCTGAATATTCAGGGTACCTTGCGGGCGATTTATTTGCGCGGCGCCTTGGCCGGCGTCGTGCGACCGAGCCAAACCGGCGGCGACCTCATTCAACGCGGCTCCGAAACTTGGCTAGTGGTCAAGGTGCTGGAGAGTTGGCCCAGTTGGACCAAGGCAGCTATCGTGCTGCAAGAGGCGTAGAGTGTATACCCCGAGCATTGAGGTCGACACCGTAATTGATGCCCTGAAGGCGTTCGTCACGCCGTTCGTTGCGGGGGCAGATATTGTCCGTGCACAGGTGAACATGGTGCCGATGCCCCCCGCCCCGTGTGTGGTGCTCACTGAGCTGATTCAATCCGACTTGTCGATACCGTACGTTGATTATCAGCCGCCGGTCGACCCCATACCGGCAGTGGGCACCGCCACCATTACCGGGCCTACCCGAATTGACGTGCAGATTGATTTTTACGGGCTTCCGGCCGGAAATTTCTGCAAAGCGGTAGCGGCGGCATTTCGGTCACCCTGGGGATTCGATAATTTCCCCGCGAACGTAAAGCCGCTCTATACCTCCGACGGCATGCAGGCCCCTTTGATAACGGGCGAACAGCAGTACGAAAGTCGTTGGACGCTCACCGCCTCAATGCAATACAATCCGATCGTTACCGTTCCGCAGGAGTTTGCAGAAGAGGCCATCCCGAACCCGCCGATTCCCGCGGATTACCCTTAACGAGGTGTACAAATGACTATTCCGGCCAGTGATATTGTTGTCGCAAATCCCGGCGTCGTAAGTGCTGGCGGGAACCCGCTTGCCCTGAATGGCGTCATTCTCTCGACAAGCGAACTGCTCCAGACGGGCACGGTCCGTTCCTTCGCGAGCCCTGCTGCGGTAAGTGCGTTTTTCGGCGCCGCGTCCGACGAATACGCGATCTCCCAGGTGTATTTCCTGGGCAACGACAATTCCACGGTCAAGCCCGGCCTGTTGTACTTCGCCCCCTACGCCGCCACCGCCCGTGCCGCGTGGCTGCAATCCGGCAGCATGGCCGCGGTTACCCTCACGGAACTGCAGGCCCTTTCCGGCGTGCTGACCGTGACCATCGACGGCGTCGAAAAAACGTCAAGCTCGATCAATCTGGCGACCGCCACCAGCTTCAGCGATGCCGCGAGCATGATCGACGCAGGGTTCGTTTCCGGCGATGTGGCAGTGACCTGGAACGCAGTAAACAGCACTTTCCTTTTTACCTCGCCGACTATCGGCGCCACCTCGACCATGACTTACGCGACCGGTACGCTTTCGGCCGGCCTTCTGCTCACCAGCGCGACCGGTGCGCTCCTGTCCCAGGGTATCGCCGCAGATACCCCGGCCACCGCCATGGACATGGTCAAGGCCGCGACTCAAAATTGGGTCGACTTCATGACCCTGTGGGAGCCGGATATCAATGATAAAAAGGCATTCGCGGTATGGACCAACGCGCAGAACCAGCGGTACATGTACGCCTGCTGGGACACCGATGCGCAGGCCATCGTCAACGGCTCGACTACCTGTTTCGGGGCGATCGCCAAGGACTTGGCTTACGACGGCGTGGTCCCTCTGTACAATACCGTAGAGCTGGCGGCGTTCCTGTTGGGTGCCGTCGCCTCGATCGACTTCAGCCGCCTGAACGGGCGCATCACGGCCGCCTTCAAATCGCAAAGCGGCTTTGTGCCCACGGTGACCGACCAGCAGATCGCCGCCAATCTCCTGGAGAACGGATACAGCTTCTACGGCTCGTATGCGACGGCCAATGACCAGTTCAATTTCCTGTACAACGGGCAGATGTCCGGTAAATGGGGATGGGTCGATACATTCGTCGATCAAGTCTATCTGAACTCTCAGTTTCAATTGGCGCTCATGACCCTGCTCACCGGCGTTCCGTCGATTCCCTACAATGAATCTGGCTACTCGTTGATCCGCGCGGCCATGATTGACCCGATCGATCAGGCGCTGAACTTCGGCAGCATTCGCACCGGTATCGCCATGTCGGCGTCGCAAAAGGCGCAGGTGAATCAGGCCGCCGGCCTGGACGTATCCACGATCATCGAGCAGCAGGGCTATTATCTGCAAATCCTCGATCCGGGCGCCCAGGTGCGCGGCAACCGCGGCACGCCGGTCATCAATTTTTGGTTCACCGATGGCGGTGCTGTGCAGAAAATCACTCTCGCGTCCATCGACATTATGTAACCCGGAGGCATCATGGCTGACACAACCATTACCAGCGCAAACAGCGTATTCACGATCGTAGTCGCGAGCCTGTTCCCGACGCCCGTGCAGCTGCGGGGTTACGCCACCGACAAGGCGTTCACCACGGAGGCGGTCGATCTGGCTGAGGTGCAAATGGGCGTCGACGGGCGCATGACGGGTGGCTATACGCCCAACCCGGTCAAGCAGACGATCACCCTCCAGGCCGACAGCCCGAGCAAGGACATTTTCACTACCCTGATCCAGGCGATGAAGACGGCCCGTGAGGTGTTCTATGTCTCCGGCATCATTTCGTTGCCCTCGACCGGCGAATCGTTCACGTTGACCCGCGGCATTCTGACGAACGCCAAGCAGATCCCGGATGCGCAGAAAGTGTTGCAGCCGGTCGATTACGTCATTACCTGGGAGTCGGTTAACCGCTCCCTGCTGTAACCAGTTTGCCCCGGGCAAGGCGTAAGCCGCGCTGCCCTCTCCCAGCGCACGCCCGGGGCTCCAAACATCAAGGAGAGATCGACAATTCGGAGAGGAATGTCATGGCCCGCAGTGTTGCAAATTTCACCATTACCGACGCCGGACGGGATAAGGGTAAGATTTTCGTTCTTACCGAAATGCCGGCCAGCCGGGCGGAAGCCTGGGCGATGCGGGCGCTCTTGGCGCTCATGGCGGCCGGTGTCGAAGTGCCCGAGGGCTTCGAGCGTATGGGTATGGCGGCGATGGCCGAGGTCGGCCTTAAGGCCTTGGGCGGCCTTACGTGGGACGTAGCCGAACCGTTGCTCGCCGAAATGTGGACTTGCGTGCAGATCATGCCCGACAGCTCCAAGCCGCATATCGTCCGCAATCTGATTGAAGAAGACGTTGAGGAAATTACGACCCGAATCAAACTGAGAGCGGAGGTGTGGAAGCTGCACACGGGTTTTTTGAAGGCCGTCGTCCGCTCAATCTCCGGCGGCTCCCCGGCGACGGCCAAGGGAAAGCATTCGCAGAGTACGTAAATATCTCGGCGCCCATTGCGACCCTGTTGTCAAAACGGATCGCGACGTTGCATGAATTGGATACGGTTTATGGGGTGCGCGACGTATATGACCTTTTGGAGGTCGTGACGATCGACGACTACAACCGGGCGTTGTCCAACCAAGGGTAATTTGATATGCCTACCATTATCGACAGTCTGTTGGTCAAGTTGGGCTTGGACTCGTCCGAATATAACAAGGGTAAGGCTGACGTCGAAAAGGGCCTCAAGGATACCGGTAAGGAAGCCGATGAGGCAGGAAAGAAGCTAAAAAAGAACGCCAAGGACGGTGCCGACGGTTTCGAGAAGATAACCAAAAGTGTCGTCAAATACCTGGCGCTTATCGGAAGCGCCGCGCAGGTGAAGCGTTTTGTTACCGATCAGATTGAAGCGAACGCTTCGCTTTACCGCCTTTCGCAAAACCTCAATCAAAACGCAAACGACATTTCCGCATGGTCCAATGCCACGGAGCTTGCCGGCGGATCCGCCGATGGTCTACGCGGAACCATGGACATGCTCAGTCAATCGCAAACTGAACTGCAGCTGACCGGAGAAAGCGGGCTGATCCCCTTCTTCTCTGCGCTGGGTTTAAGCCTGACCGATACCAAAGGCAAAGCCCTTCCTGTCAATGACCTACTGCTGAATTTGGCCGATCGGTTCAGCAAAATGGACCGCACGACCGCCAACAACATGGGGCGGATGATGGGTATCGATCAGGGCACCTTGCAATTGCTGCTCAAGGGTCGCTCAGAAGTCCAATTGATGATCTCCCGGCAAAAGGAATATGGGGCCGTTACAAAAAAGCAGGCCGAAGAGGCGACGCGGCTGCGTAACGCCATGGTCAGCAGCCGGCAGAGTTTCGAGGCGTTCGGTCGTGAACTGCTATCAGCCGCCACGCCTGCGTTGGAAAAAATATTTTCACTCTTCGCGGACTTTGGCGCGTGGGTTCGAAGCAATAAGGAATTTGTGCAAACGTTCCTCACCGTCCTTGCTGCGGGTCTTGGGGCCGTCGCCCTGGCCACGATTCCGATCAGTTTGACGGCAGTAAGCGTGCTGGCCTTGGCCGCTGCGGTCGCTGCCCTATGGCAGGACTATCAGGTATGGAAGCGCGGCGGCGACAGTTTGATCGATTGGGGCAAATGGGGGCCGGGCATCGAAGCGGCCGGCCGGGGGATCAAAAAGCTCAAGGATTTGTTGAGCGATTTAATTTATCGGGAAATTGCCGCGATCGATCTGATCGGCGCCCTGTTCTCGGGGGACTGGACTCGGGCCAAATTCGCGGCAGGCGAGCTTATAAGCGGTAGCCCCAGCGGCGAACAGAGTGCCCCCAGCAAGCTGGGCGGCATCCCGGGGGCAGCGGGGGCCGCAGCTGGGGCCGGCGCGGGCCAGGTCGCCATGGCGAACACCCAGGGTGGCGGAGGGGTGGCCAATAGCGTGGAAACCCACATCGGCGAAGTGAAGGTTTACACGGCGGCCACTGATGCGCCGGGCATTGCCAACGACATGGGTAAATCGCTAGATTACCTGTTCACGTCCCAGGCAAATTACGGGTTGTTCTGATCATGCTCATCCCATTCCCCAATGTGCCGAATCAGCCCGGAGTGCCGGCGATCCCCAGGTCGCCGAAATTCCCCACGATTCCGCGAATCGATCTCGGCTCCGTCGCGGAGCTGTTGTGGCGGGTCATTCAGGCCCAGGCCAGTTGGGGCATTTTCGATGCCAAAGGTACGCCGCTGGGGAACCCGTCGCAGTTTACCGGACTGATCGGTGACCTGCTGCAAAGCTCCGTGCTATCAACCGGATCGGTGGACTACTCCAAGGAAACCCGAGTCAGCGATTTTCCCTTGGAGCGCGGAGGGTTTGCCAGTTATAACAAAGTCGAAATGCCGGCGGCGCCGCTCGTGACTTTATGCCTGCAAGGCAGCGAAGGGGATCGCCGGGCGTTCCTGGAAGCCGTCGATAAGGCGAACAAGTCGACGGATCTTTATAGCGTAGTGACGCCCGAAATTACCTACATCAATTACAGCATTGAGCGATACAACTACTCCCGGCGAAATTCAAAAGGCGCGACTCTGTTGATCGTTGAAATAACGCTTAAGGAAATCCGCCAGGTATCTGCGCTGTATACCGCAAAGCAAATTGACGAGCCGAAAGACGCTGGCGCAACTCCGCAAGTCGATAACGGAAAGGTGCAGGCGCAACGGCCGCAGGGCTCGACGCTGAAAGGGATCGCAAAGAAACTTCCAGCCTTGGCTGATACGGTCGGGGAATATTTTCAAGGGTTGGTGAACTGATGCAAACCGTGCCGATACAGCCCGTCCCCTCGCAATCGACCAAAGTGGTGTTGGGCGGCCAGAATTGCCAGATTCTGATCTACCAAAAGTCGCAGGGCATTTTCGTCGACGTCAATGCCGACGGCGTGGATATTGTGACCGCGGTCATTGCGCGCGATGCTGTGCCGATCGTTTGCCGGGAATACGCCGGTTTTGAGGGAAATTTGCTGTTCATCGATACGCAGGGGAACGACGATCCGTTCTACGAGGGGCTGGGGAGCCGGTGGACTCTCGTATACCTGACGGCCGCAGAATATGCCCTCCTTTAGCAATCAAAAACAACTGCGGTTCGTCATTACCTTGGGAACAGGTAAGTTCGGCTCGTCCAATAACGATACCATCACGTTACAAGGATTTCGCGCGACCGCCGATGTCGATAAAGCCGGCGGTATGATGATGAGCACTTTGCGTGCCAAGATTTACGGCGTCGCGCAAGCCGACATGAATAGCGTCACCACTCTGCAATGGAAAACGGGCCTTTTGATTCCCAACACGGTTGAGGTCTACGCGATTGACGGTGCCGCGGAAACTCTGGTTTTTGCCGGGAACATAGTGAACGCCTGGGCAGATTATCAAGGGATGCCCGACGTGTTCTTGCATGTGCAGGCGCAGGCCGCCTTTTTTAACACTTTGAAGGCTGTGCCGCCTCGTAGTTTTGACGGCGGTGTCGATGTGCCCAGCGTAATGGCTCAAATTGCCCGCGATCTCGGCTACACCTTCGAGAATAACGGGGTCGCTACTCAGTTGGTCGACGTGTATTTGCCCAATACCGGCATGGAGCAAGCAAAGGATTTGGCACGGGCGGCCGGTTGCGATCTGTACCTTGACGATACGATTTTGGCGATCACTCCCAAGGGTGTGCCCCGAAATACCCTTATCCCGCTGATCTCGCCATCCTCAGGCCTTGTGGGATATCCGACGTTCGACGGAGTCGGCGTATACTTCCGGACGTTATTTAATCCGGGGATCACCTTCGGGGGATCCGTGAAATTGGAAACCGATGTACAGCAGGCGGCGGGGGAATGGGTGGTGACGTCGGTAAATCATCGACTCGAATCGGAAAAGCCGGGCGGCGCCTGGTTCTCAACTGTACGAGGGAATTTAAATGGCCTCGCCGTCGTCGGACGCTAGTGGTATCCCGAGCGGCCAATTTCGGTCGCAAAGTCCTTGGGGCGAATTCAACAACGTTGCTTTTGTCGTCCAACAGGCGCTGGGAAAAATGCAAACCGCGACCCTGGTGCGCATCGAGTCGTGCACCAACTCCGGCGGCGTGTCCCCCGTGGGATACGTGAACGTCACGCCCCTGATCAATCAGCTTGACGGCCAGGGCAACCCGACTCCCCATGTGACCATCTATAGCCTTCCGTATCTGAGGCTGCAGGGCGGCGCCAACGGCATTATATTGGACCCGGAGCCGGGGGACATTGGTGTCGCAGTATTCGCCAGCCGTGATATTTCCCAAGTCAAAACGACAAAAAAGCAAGGCAACCCCGGGAGCTGGCGGCAATACAATTTTGCCGACGGCATGTATCTGGGCGGAATGCTCAATGGTACCCCGACGCAATATGTCCAATTCAGCACCACCGGTATCCGCATCCACTCGCCTACCCAGGTCAATATAGACGCCCCCGACGTGCTGATCGAAGCGCAGACGGTGACTATTGACGCCAGTACGTCAGTCACGGTTACGACGCCGACTTTCACGGTAAATGGCGCCACGGTCCTTAACGGCACTCTTTCCCAGGCAGGCGGCGGCGCAGCCACGTTCTCTGGCTCAATGACCGTCGACGGGGACGTGACGGCGGAGGGCACCAGCGTGCATACTCACGTTCACGGCGGCGTGCAGACCGGCGGCGGAACCACGGGGGCTCCCGTATGACGACATACAACACCTTGTTGCTCGACCAGACCGCATGGGACTTGGTCATAGACAGCGCTGGCAACATCGCCATGGCAGCGCCCCCTTATGCCCTGGCGCAGGACGTCGCCAGCGCGGTACGGCTTTTCCTGGGCGAACTTTGGTACAATACGCCGAAGGGTATACCTTATTTTGAAAATGTACTTGGGCACCTTCCGCCCCTGTCGCTGCTGACCGGTTATATTGAGAATGCGGCATTGACGGTTCCCGGGGTGGTGTCGGCACAATGCGTGATTTCGCAATTCAGTTCCCGCGCGATCACCGGGCAAATTCAGTTTATTGACGAGACGGGGGCCGCACGTGGCGTCACCTTCTAGCGTACCGAAAATCCAGTTTACCGAATCCGGCCTCGTCATTCCGGCGGAAACTGACATTTTGGCAGGTGTACAGGCCGACATGGACGCCGCGTTTGGCGGCGGCCTGAATCCCAGTCTTGAGACGCCACAAGGGCAACTCGCGTCAAGTCAGGCGGCAGTCATCGGCGACAAGAACAGCGAAATTGCACACATCGTCAATCAGGTGGATCCGCAGTACGCCGCAGACCGCTTCCAGGACGCCATAGGCCGCATTTACTTCCTCACCCGTAAAGCCGCGACTCCCACGGCTGTTACTGCCACCCTGGGCGGCGTGGCGGGCACCGTGGTACCGGCGGGTACTTTTGCTCAGGACACCAGCGGCAACACCTATGCCTTGAGCGGCGACGCAACCATTGGGGCCGGTGGTACGGTCAATGCTGAATTTCAGAATATCGAGACTGGCCCCATTCCTTGCGCCGCCGGTACGCTCACGTCGGTATATCAGGCCGTCCCCGGGTGGGACACCATCACCAATGCTGCTGACGGTACGATGGGCTCCGACGTTGAGAACCGGGCGGACTTCGAATACCGGCGGCGCAACTCCGTCGCCCTGAACAGCAAAGGGACGCCCCAGGCAATTTATGCGGAGGTGTTCGCAACGCCGGACGTGCTCGACGTATATGTCATCGATAACCCGTCCGACGCCACGGTAAATACTGGCGCCACGAATTACCCCATCGTCGCGCATTCGGTTTACGTCGCCGTTGTGGGAGGCACTGACGCCGAGGTCGCCGCCGCCATTTGGCGTAAAAAAGATACCGGCTGCGACTACAATGGGAATACGTCGGTTACCGTCACGGATGACGTTGGCTATAGCTACCCGCAGCCGACGTATGTGGTGAAATTCGAGCGGCCGGCGGCGCTTCCCGTACTGTTTGCGGTGAGCCTCGTCGATGACCCGACGTTGCCGGCGGATATCGTACAACGGGTAAAAACCGCCATCATTGCCCGGTTCAACGGTGCCGATGGCACCACTCGTGAGCGCATCGGCTCGTTGATCCTTGCCAGCCGGTATTATGGCGCAGTCGTGGCCGTCGCCAATAATGTATCGTTGATCAGCGTACTGATCGGCACCAGCACTGCAACGTTGAGCCAAGTCGCGGTAGGTATCGATCAGAAGCCCACTTTGTCTGAAGATGACATCGCGGTGACCTTAGTATGATCGACGTTGAACAAACGATAATCAGCCAGTACGGGAACAGCGCGACCATCCCGCAGCTGATCCGTAATATGAATGAATACGTCGACCCGCGGGTCGACTTCGACACCTTTTATGATTTCGTTTGGAATGTGGAGACTGCACAGGGTTTCGGTTTGGATATCTGGGGGCGCATAGTCAATATTTCCCGAGAATTGCAAGTGACCCAAGATCCCTATTTCTTCGGGTTTTCGGAAGCTCTGCCCGGATCCTATCCGTTCGAGGAACTGCCGTTTTATGACGGAATCGGCGCCACCGACACATATCGCCTGGCGGACGACGCATACCGGCAATTGATTTTGGTCAAGGCGTTAAGCAACATTTCTGCCGCGAGTGCGCAATCGATAAATCAACTTCTGCAAAATATGTTCGCTGGGCGTGGCCGCTGCTACGTGAATGACCTGGGCGGCATGCAGTTGCGATACACATTCGAATTCTTGCTTACTAATTATGAATTTGCGATTATGACGCAATCGGGAGCTTTGCCAAGGCCGGCGGGAGTTGGTGCCATACTCATAACCACCGACATCCCCGTTTTCGGCTTTTCCGAAGCTGGGACAGGGTCGGCGGCGCCATTTGGGCAAGCCCCATTTATCCAGGAAGGCCATACTCATGCAGCTAATTAACGCTCCCGGCAAACTCGTTTTGCCATTCGCTGAAGCCGGCGGGAAGAATACGATTCCCGTCGACTCGCAGATCGGCATTACCGCCGGCGCCGCGTCGCTGAAAGACGGCTTCCCTCCGTTGACCCGCACACCCCTTGCCGCCGGCGGTACGCCTCCGTCAGGCTTGGACATGAACGGGATCCTTTACGAGCTGTCCGCAATTATCCGGTGGGCAAACGCTGGCGCAGGGTTCGTTTATGACGCCACTTTTGCGACGGACACCAACGTCGCCGGATACCCGAAGGGTGCCCGCGTGTTGCGTTCGGATGGCCTGGGTTACTGGTTCAACACCGTCGACGACAATACCACTGATCCTGAGGCTGGCGGAGCCGGCTGGGTGCCGGACTACACCAGCGGTGTAACTGCGGTGACGATGACCGGATCGAACGTGACCCTTACCGCCCTGCAATACGGCAAGCCCACCATCGTAATTTCGGGCACGCTCACCACAAACCTGAATTTGATTTTCCCCAGCATCGCCGGGAAATGGACTGTCATCAACAACACCGCAGGTCCGTATACGATCACCTGCAAGACTGCTGCGGGAACCGGCGCAATCGTCAATACCGTTCAGGCAATCGTCGGCGACGGGACCAATATCTACAGCTCGACGAACGATGCGATCGCCCAGCTAAGTACGCTGATTGCGACAGCTGGCGGCACCGCCGACGCCCTCACCGCCACTTTCTCCCCGGCGCCCAGGCGTTGGCCGACGGGCGTACCGTTCATGGTGCGGGCCGCGTCAGCCAACGCCACCGCGACACCGACATTCACGGCAAATAGCGGCACTCTGACCGCCAAAACCATCGTCAAGGCATCCAATACGCCTTTGGTGGCCGGAGATATCGCCGGCGCCGGTCACTGGCTGTTGCTGCAATACGATGCAACTCTCGACAAGGTCGTATTGCTCAATCCCGGAACCAGTAATGTCCCGGTGAGCACCATGTCGAGATACATAACCGCTCTCGCCAACAACACGGCATCTAGTGGTTATTGGATGCCGATTGCAACATGGACTCCCCACCCGACATTATCCGATGGACTGACGCTGCGGCTGCGCGTTATCGGCGCAATAAACTTGCGCGGAGCGGTTGACCTGGAACTAGTGTTGACGCAAGACCCCACATTGGGGCTGGTTGTCGGTAATTGCTCCGCACGTACTATCAATGGTGTTGCTGTCAACGCGGCCTATATGCCTCAATTCAAGGCGGTCGCTGCCTCAACTGCCGTTGGGTCAATGGTGACCCTATATGTGCAGATGAACGCAACCTATGTCACGCCTATCATATACGAGATAAGCAAGGCGCAATATCAAGCGGCGGCGGTGTTGGCGTATCTCACTGGGCAGTCGTGGTCAGTGACTGAGCCCTCCGGTGCGTTCGAGGTTAAATCCTACTCAGGTTCCTTCGGCGGCCGTCAGCTCGCCAACGTAATCGATGTGTCCAACCTCACTGTCGACACCATCCTCCAGCCTGGCGAGACGGCGATCGTATCGTGGACCTCAACGACCTCCAAGGCGTTGCGAATCAACACCACCAACGGTGGGATATTTGAGATCGACGTCGACACGGATATGGGCGGTCCCGACGCGGCCATCACTCTGCGTCCCAACAACACGTCCTACGGTACCGCGATTAGCGATCACGTTAATCGTACCATCGCCAACACGACCCAGGGGCTGCAACAGACCGCCGGGGTGTTCCAGTTGGCGTATGGGCAAAAGAATAGCAACAGCCCCATGTTTGCCTCGGGTCGTGTACACATTGGGTCGACAGGTGCATCAGCGAATGCCCTGAAACGATACGAGGGCGTCGGGTACGGCCTAGTGGCCGGCGTGAATGAAACTCGCCGTTATGCCTCGGTTTGGATCGACAACTCCACATTGTGGAGTTCGCTCGGTACGTTATCGTTCGGCAATGCGTGCAGTGGCACCGCCACCATCCGGAGGATTTCCTAAATGACCATCTACGCGCAGATTATTGAGGGGAGCGTTGCGGCCCGCGACTCCGGCTGGGACGGGTTCGACGAGGCCGCGACGCTGGATGAGGGATTCAAGCCATTCGACGTGCCGGACGAGGGATGGCTGCAGGTGGCGGACGGCAAGATTATCGTCGTCGACCCGACGCCCGCGCGTAAAGTGGAAGCCAAGGTAAAAGCCTGGGACAACATCAAGGCCGAACGCGATCGGCGTAAGGCCGCCGGCGTCAAGGTCAAGACCAAGCGCTACCACACCGACGACGCTTCCCGCCTCCAGTATCTGGCGCTGGTCACCATGGGCACCGGCATTCCTGCTGACCTGAAATGGAAGACCATGGACGGTTCATTCGTAGCCATGACCCCGGCCCTCGCCGCCGCCGTATTTGCCGCGGTCGCCGCCAATGATCACGCCATATTCGCCGCTGCCGAAGTGCACCGCGAGAAAATGGAAGTGTCGGCCGATCCCCTCGCCTACGATTATTCTACGGGCTGGCCGGCGTGATGCAAATCGTTCCTCGCCCACTGCCGGAGTTTTGCTATAGCCCAAAGCCGCTGACTGAGGTGTCGGCGGTTGTGATCCATTATTTCAGCGCAATCAACGTGGCGCCGGATCGAGCGTTTAACCCTGATACATGCTATGACCTATTCGTCGATCTGAACCACCCGGGGGCGGAACGCGGACTGGTCATGCCGCCGAGTGACGAGCCGAGGGCCTACGCTAGCGCGCATTACATGATTGACCGGAACGGTGTGATCTATTCGCTGGTGCCGGAGAATCGGCAGGCGTATCACGCGGGCGTCTCCACCTGGCGCGGACGTGACATGCTGAACGGCTGGTCTCTGGGCGTCGAGCTGCTGGCCACGGCAACCAGCGGATACACGGACGAACAGTACGCGGCCCTGTCGCACCTGTGCGCGGATATCATGACGCGCCACAACGTGCCGCCGGATAGCATCGTTGGTCACAGTGATGTGGCGCCGGGACGCAAACGCGATCCGGGTCTATTATTCGATTGGGGGCGGCTGAGAGCCACCCTCGCCCATGTAATCCCCTGACCGCTGGAGACGTGCCGTGTCAAAAGAGTTGATCCAATACATTCCGTTCGTCGGCCTGGCCGTTCAAGGCGTCCAGCAGCACGCCAGCAATCCGGCAGTTACCCGGTTGATGGAGGCCGCAATAATCGGCGCGGTGACGATGTACGGTACCGTCCAAGTCATCGGCGCAAAGGTCGAGGTGCTGTCTGCTCAGGTAACCGAGCTGAAGGCCGATCAGAAGAAGATGCAGGACACCATTACACAGCTCCGCGTGGCGGTTGGGAAATGATCGCCAGGTTCTGGGATTGGGTAGACCGCCGGAACATCGTTCGGCGCATCGCGTTCTTTGTCACGCTCTGGTTGACATGGCAGGCGTTCGCTTGGGCCGCGGTATTCGCCGAGACATCTTCCCGTACGGGAATGGACGTTGCCGCCATCATCGCAGCGGTGACCGCTCCAATCGCAGCACTACAGGGTTACGTATTCAGTGCCTACAATCAGGGACGCAAAGATGGTTAACCCGTGGTTCATCACCGGTTCCCTGCTGGCCGCTGTAGGGCTTTTCATTGCCGGCGACTACCACGGGCGCGGAGTCAAAGACACAGAGTGGCAGGCGCGCACTCAGACGGCCGTAAATGAGGCCATCACCCAGGCCCGTATTACCGAACGGGAACAACAGGAGGCAGTAACCGATGCAATCCAACGCCAATATTGGGAGCAAGTGGCCATCAGTAGTGACCTTGCTGCTGACATTGAGCGGCTGCGCAACCGCCCCAGCCGTCCCGCCGGAGTGCCCCAGGCCGCCGGATCCGCCTGTCAGGGTGCAAACGGGGCTGAACTGGCAAGAGAGTATGCGGAGCTTCTTACAAGGCGAGCTGCAAGAGCTGCGGAGCAAGACGCCGCCCTTGAAGCCTGCCAGCGATATGCCGACGCAGTGATCGCCCCATGGAAGAGCCGGACGAGCAACTAGACATCGACGCCGAGAAGCGCCGCGCCCGTCTCCGTCGCCAGCGTATCGAGCTGGAAGCGGAGATTGACGACGAGACGCATGATGCGCTTATCGAGGCTGGGCAGGGCGGGACGTATTAGGAGCCCGTGCAGTTATCCGTCACGGTGCGGGCATCCCGCACGTCGCGTAGCAGTTTGTCCATCACTTCACCTCTCCACACCAGTTACACGGCTCGCCAGGCACAACGTCGAATGTCGTACCGTCGACCTTGCATTCGTGCTGCACCAGTTCGCGGCCCGCCAGGTAGATCAGGGGCGCAGTGGCCTCCGCATAGACGTGGTAATCGTGCTCGGTCTCCTCGACTCGGAGCACGGTATAGGCGGGCAGGTTGAGGATGTTCCGTGGCATTGTCATTTCCGCTTCTGGCGTCGGCGGTAACAGTATGACTTTCTCGTTCATCACGGCTTCTCCCATAGCGAAGTGGGGGCGCTATCCAACGGTTTAATCTGGTATCCGCCGATCCCGGCGCCTTGTTTGTCCAACCATGCGCGAACCTCATTCGTGGCATGTTTCACTGCAGCATCATGCGTCTGTGCATCGGTCACCCATACGGTCATCGGGACCATTAGCGTCACGTCGTAGCTTGCCATTATTTGCACGCTCCTTCTCCGCGATACGGCGGCCATCCCCGGCGATCGGCGTGAGGGACACCGGCCGCAGCGTCGATCCACCACAAGGCCACCATGTCGCAATAGGGATCGGCGCTATCCTGATTCAGCCAAGCGGCCAGGGCGACGAGCAACGCGAGCGTGGCGGCGGCGATCCAGCCGTTCATGATTCCTCCTCGTTCTGGTCGTCCGTATCATCCTCGACGTGATTGCTGCACTCCGGAGGCTCCGGGTCGTTTATGTCCCAAACCAACCCGCAAGGGTCGCAGATCATCTGGTCGCTATACTGCCGCGCGTGGCATTTATGCTTTGGCATTTTTCCACTCCTTATACCAAGGGGACATGTAGATCGCCGATCGCGTCAGTCCGACTTTTTGCGCGGCGGCATATGGAGTCATGCCCTGTTCAATAACGAGCTTTCGGGCCTTGACCATCGCGGCGGATTCACGAGCGCCCATGCGATTCAATCTCCTGGACCAGGGTTTTGGGCTTGCCGCTCAGATACGCGATCAACTCGCAGACCTCCGCGTCGACGTGAAGCACGTCGTCAACCCACCCGTGGCCGCCAGAACCGCGCATTTCGCGGGCGGCGTGACGTTTGACGGCAGCGGTCAGTTCGTCGATGTGTTGCAGCAAGCCCAGTGCGGCGGCGTTGTATTGGGTGCGTGCGTTCATTTACCCTCCTTCAGTGCTTCGGCGAATATGCTTCCCACTTCCTTGCTGAAGGCATAATAAGGTTCGCGGCCATAATCGACGCCTGTATCTCTTCCATGTTCCCACACGTCTTGGACCGCCGATTCCGGCACCGCCGGAGCGGTCCTCAACCGGTCGATTTCCCGGCGTGCCACGATCAGCGCGTCAATGGCGAGCCACGCCTGAGCAATATCGCCGCCGTCGTATTTGCCACTCTTAAGGCGGTCGCGTAGCGCTAACAGTTCTTCATCTTCCATTCTCATGTCCTCGTGGGTCGATCTCGCGTAACAATGCGCGGGCAAATTCATGAAGAGCTACGGCGTCCTTGTCTCCCATGGCTGCGCGTCTCTGCGTGTAACCGATCATCCCGTGCAGCGCACCTTCCCCGCAAATCTGATAGCCGCGGAACGTTTCTTGTTCGGCTACTGTTTTTACGTGGGATAGCACTTCGAGTATTTCAGCTTTGGTCATCGTCTTGCCCTCCGTCCATGGGCAATACCATAGGGCAATAATTTACCTACGTCAAGCAAAATATTTTCGGCCTTGGTGAGATACCATGAATAATCGATGTCGTCGGGGAATTCGTCCGGCAGCGTCATGCAGGGAGTCGCCCCGTAGCTGCCTCCCACGAGGTTACCGTTACTGGCATAGAGGATGGGGCCAGGACTGCGAGTACCGTAGTACCAGCGGATCACTTTGCCCAGGTACTCCGGTCGCTGGGGCTCGAAGCACGCGGCGTAAGCCGTGGCCGCCGGGGCCAATACGTCACCGCGGCGCCACTGGCGCCCCTCCTTGACCCAGCCGCTGGCGGTCAGGGTGCCGACCATATCCATGACCCTAGCGCCCTTGCGCGGCCCTTCGCCCCACATTTTCACGGCGCCGCCAGCGACTTTTTGAATGGTTACAAATTTGGTGATATCGCGGCATGCGGAAATGGTATAGAGCAGCGGGATCCCTTCGGCCAGGTATGCGGCCACGGCGTCGCTGCAAATTTCCGTATCGGGCGACTTCTTCATTATCAAGCTGGCTTTGGCGTACTCGCCTTTGCGCTTGATATCGTCCGGGGTTTTGATCGCAAAATAAGCGTTAACGTCACGGGCGTAGAGGGCAATATAATCCTCAGTTTCCATGGTCAAGCCTGTGCGCTTCTCCCACTCTTGGATAATCCAGTCTGATGTGGCTATTAGATGCCGGGGGCACTTAATGACAATGCCATCGGTATTGGCTGACACCACGGGGATGCCGTAATGCTCCAGCCATTCGATCAGCATTAGGATCGAGAGTTGCCCGCTAATGGTGGTTTGGATCAACATTTCCGGCGCGAACAGCACGCTATAGGGGCTTCCGGTTTTGCCGAAAGTCCCGTTGATCATGATCTTGCCGCCGCCCTCTCTGGTCTTCGCGTCTTCATATTCGACCGTTCCGACGAAGCCTAGCTTCTCTAATTTTTTGGCAAGGGCTTTTGCGTCCAAACGTTCGTCGACGATGGCTTCGAATTCGATCGCGAACGCCTGACCCAATGCCGGCGGCACTTCGCCTGAGTTGAGGATAAGGCGCGGGTAATAACTGGCCACATCTGGCATGCGGATCTGATAGTTCTCGTCGCTGATGAAAGCAACGCTTTTTTCTTGCGAGTGAAGGCCGCCAATGCCGAGTTTGTACGTCGTCTGCCCGATAGTTACGGTCAATCCCTCCAGCTGCGGGGGCAACGGAACGCACTTGCCTTTCTTACCGTCGTACATCCCTTTGGGCGGATTGATGGTAAAGATCGCAGCTTTGACCATTTCTAACGCATGCTGAAGTTGCGGCAATTGATAGGTGATGAACTCAGGAACCTTGAAGCGAAATTTCAGATCCCAATTGATATTTGGTTTAAATATCCGCTGACCCGTCGCCTGTTCGCATCGGCGCTTTAGTACGGTTTCCGCGACTTGTGCGTCTGATTTGCTACGAAGGTCTATGCCGTATCTTTTGCTTAATGCTTCCCGCATGCGAATTTGCGGAGCGACGGCATCGTATATCGCTTCCAGTTGCCCCAAGTCATTTTCGCAATAGGTATCAACTTCCACTATCTCCGGCTCACTCAGATAGTGATCGGGCTCGTAGGGGAGATCGCGCATCGTCTTATAATGAATGCGGCCGGCAAACAGTTTTTGAGAGCCCGCGCCCGGCACAACTTCCATTACGTCAATGTGATCGTCCGGCCGCCACTCCGGCAAGCCAAGCTCCCAAGGTTTGGCCTTCTCGACGATAATGCGATCGTTTAACCACTTCAGTTGCTCCGTGGTGTAGCCGGACAACGCCGCAGTGATCATGGGCACATCGTAATAGTTGCCGTTAAAACTGACAGTACAGTAGGCGTCAAACAGCAGCCGAATGCGGGCCACCGTCGCCAAGTCAAAGGCTTGCCCTGCATGCAGCCTAAACGAATAGACCTGGCCGCCACGAGGGCGGAGCTTCAGCAACCAATAGTTGGGGAAGCACTCCGTATCGTAAAACGCGACCGGGCGTGAAGCGGTGGCCGGAGGTGGGGGCGGGACGATCGTCACTGTTGCACTTCGTCTTTGGCTTTAAGTGCCGCCCTTACGACATCTTCGGGATCAATCCAATATCCTGCGGCTTCGCCTGCCGTAACTATCGCATTCTCGATATTATCGGCATCCGCATTGTCGGTAAATATCATTCCGCACGCTGCGGAAAATTCGGGATTGGCCTGGGGATGATCCCGAAACCACTCCTTCGCTGCGGTAAAACAGATCTCGTCTTTCGTTGGCATATATCTTTCCTCTCCTAACTCAATCGCACGGGAGCGACGATCACCTATGCCTAGCGCAAGCGGGTTGATGTGGCCAGTACAAAAGATGAAGTTAGTCGTTTTCGGTGCTTGCTGGTCCATATCGCTCCCCAAGAAAATGCCCGGCCCCGAAGGGCCGAGCGGTTACGTTACGCCAGCATCAGGCCGGCCTGGATCAGCTGCGTATCGGTCCAACCGGCGCTGATGTAGGCCTCGTACGTGGCCCCGCCGGCCGCGGCAGTCATCTGACGCCCGGGGGCAGCGGCCGGCGGCGGCACCTGCACGAAGCCCGGATTGGGCATGACGGGGATGGCGCCCGGGAGGGCCGGAGCCGCAGCAGGGGTGCCCGGGAGGGCCGGAGCCGCAGCAGGGGTGCCCGGGAGGGCCGGAGCCGCAGCAGGGGTGCCCGGGAGGGCCGGAGCCGCAGCAGGGGTGCCCGGG